GCCATTCTGTGGAATACAGCAGAATCCTCATCAAATGACATATTCTCATTATCCATAGCACCAGTGAAGGGATTTCTCAGACCCCACTGATAACCACGATATTCAGACTTACCCTTAATCTCACACTTGAAGATATTAGGCTGGTCCATAGTACCAATATCCATAATATCATATCTGTAAGAGAAGGCAGGTCCACCATCAGGATGCTGAATCTTATTTCTGATGGGGTCATCATAATAGGGGTCAACATCTACCTTAACACGCACACCATTAGGAGCCATGTATTCTACAAACTGGAAGCCAGCTGCAAGTGCATTAGTATGGAGCTTAGAGTCAGTTCTAGAAACTACCTTAAGAGCATCACCATTAACAGTAAACTGTGTCCAACCATTTACTTCCTGGGTAACAGCCTTATGGAACTGAACAGCACCTCTTTCACCAGTCTTGAGGATGAAGTATCTATCACCAAAGTCAAGCTTAGTAGCAGAGAGTTCAAGTAATGCACGTTCAATAAGTCTGATAGAGAACTTGTTATAGTAATGTACGTTAGATACTTCCATCTGTTCAAACAGACCAGCACCCTGACGAATTACTTCACCAGACTTACCAATGTTCATGTATTCACCATTCTTATTTCTGTTTGAACGACCAAACGCAAGAATGTTGTTCTTATATTCAGAGAAGGTATTTTCACATTCCCAATCTGCATAGTGCATCCAAGTGTTAGCAACAGAAGCTACCTTGTGACCACTAGTGGTTTCAGTCATAATAGGAAGACCAACAGCGAGCTTCTTGTTAAGCATATCACCAGTTACCTTATGCTGGATACGGATGTAAGACCATTCATTTCTCATAGCAATAGGAGAGCTGAATCTCACATCACCGACCTTTCTTGAGAGTGACTTCTCAACAGGAGCATATTCATAGCTGAATCTTTCACCTGCTAACAGACGCTCAGCAGGAATACCATCGGTGTTACCACCCATGAGTTCAACCTTATAAACAGCGTGGGTACCTTCCATGTTAGGCTCACCCAAAATTCGCATGGGGTAAACTTCATTGAGATTACCTACAATTACTTCACCATCAGCAAACCAGTCTTCAGCAAATACCAGATAGAAGGGAGCAGTACCTGCACCAATCATCTGACCATTATCTTCAACAACTGAGCCATCAATGTCTCTTGCTTCTACCAAAGGAATATTACGTCTGGTTGAACCAGTTACTTCCCAGTAGATTTCAGAGTCATCATCAAACTGCTTGGTTGAGAACTGACTGAGGAAAGTATCAAGAGTTTTACCGTGGTTCCAAGCTAACAGATTAACCATAAGGTTAGTAGCTTTCTGAGGAGCCTTGCGGAAAATAGAGCCTAAGTGGTTATCCTTAGTTAAGCCCTTCCAGTGCTGGAAACCAAGCATCTGGTATTTCTTTAATTGTCCTGCCATAAATAATTATTTTTACAGTTAAGTTGAAATTAATTAAAAATCAAATGTTACACCTTTACTCCAGAAGGATTGAGGGTCTGAATTATTAGCAAAGTTTAATGTACCATCAGAGTTTCTGTTGGTATTATTAAGCTTAGTCTCTAATTCAGACAAACCTTTCTTCACTTCCTTTCTTACTTTACCCTTAACAAAACCATCTAAATTCTTAAACCCATCAGTGAGGGTAAAGATAATTCCGAGGTTCTTCACAAATTCTTGTCTATTGTTTTTCTCATACTGCTGGAGAGCTGTGTAAGTTCTACCAGTTTTGTTGTCAGTATATACAGGTTTAGAGATATTATCAACAATCTTCTGACGAGTTTTTTTATCAATCTCATAATCCCCAAAGAGATTCTTATCCTCCAGGATTGAGGTTTTCAACTTGTCAGCCATGTCTTTAAGCTCATTAACCTCCTTCTCTTGTTCTTTCTTTCTTTCATCTACTACCCTCTTGTACTGTTCTTTGTAGAACTCTTTATTACTTTGTAGAGCTTCCTTAGCGTCTTCTACATCAGAACCTGAGTTAAGGGATTTATTAACCTCGCGAATAGCTCTATCCTTAGAGTAACCACGATTAATAAAGTCTTGGTAGATTAAAGACTTTCTTAAGTTTTCAGCATTTTCAGATTCTTCACCAAGGAAATCCTCAGTAACACTATCCAACTGCTTTAATGTATTTTCAAATTGCTGGATAGTATTAGGCTCTACTCCAACTCCAAGAGCTTCATTGATTCTCTTATTAGTTTCATCTAAGCCTTCTTGAATCTTATCTTCAATAAGTTTCTTAAAAGCCTCAGCTGAGTTAGTAGCTTTAATAGCATCCTCATCTAATTCTGGAAAGACACCCTCCTCAACTAGAGCCTGAGTGATGGAAGAAAAGACAGAAGAATTGTCTGAGGTGCTTTGTTTAGAACCAGCTGAGGAGGGTTCTTCCTTTTTGTTAGTATCCTCAGCACCTTTATCTTCATCATCATCCTTGTTGCTTGTGAAAAGGGAATCAAGGTCAATAGGCTCCTCCTTATCCTTACCCTTATCCTCCCCCTCATTATCCTTATCTCCAGGAGTATCTTGGGGTTCTTCTTTATCTCCAGTGTCTGTAAACAGATTCTCAATATCTTCTGGAGACAGAATGTTATCTAAATTAAGTTCATCCATACTCTTTAACATTTAGTTAATATACAAAGCTTGTGCAAAGTTAAGAACTTTATTTTAAATATGCAATAGGGTAATCCAATTTATTATACTAATATAAATAAATTACTTATAGTTGAAGGAAAAAAGAAGGGGAACTTTCCCAAGCTCCCCCTCTAAATTACCCATTAAAATATTTGTAGACTTTGGATTCATCCTGATAGTCCTCATCTCTAAACCAAAAACTAACTGCTGAAACTATTAAATAGGGGTCAATGTCCTGGTTGGCAAACCACCTATAAAACAGCACACAGTAGTCATGGTATTGAGCATTAAGGGCAATATAAACATCAGCCACAGTAGCCTTTATAGATGCTAGTGAGTGTTCTTTATACACTTCTTCGGCTCTTGTAAATGTGAAATATTCACCAATATATTTTTTACCATTATGGAAGTGGTACATGGATTGTACGATTTCCTCTGCTTCTTGTTTATCATAATGTCTTGTCTTCTTTTTAACTGGACAATTCTCCAGTACATAAGTAACTACATCTTCCAAAGGCTGGTATAATCCAAGCTCTTTAAATACTGTAATAGTTCTTTCTTTACTCATAATTATCCGTATTTAGAAGTTAATATTTTTCTTAACTGTTCTATTTCCTCTGACCCAAAAGAGACCACCTTCTGAGTTAGAGGAATTGGAAACTTAATTTTCCCTGAACCTATTTCAATATCACCGAGGCTTCCAACAGGAATAGTAAAGACACTTGAGTTGATAGCATTGTTAAACATCTCCTCAATCATAGCATTAAAGTCTACTAAGCCATTTTCATCTGCAAGCAGATTACAGTACTTAGTCATCTTTGAGGTACTATTCTTTAACATTCGGTTAATCATAGGCTTTGCCAAGTTAACTATTGGAAACTCTTTAGCTACTGTATCAACAACATAGTTAGCTCCTCTTTCCAATCTTACTGTAATTTCATCTATTGTAATCATACGTTAGCCTTTAAAAAATCTTCATAAGTAGAGTTAGGGTTGCTCTTAGCATACTCCTTGAACTTCAAAAATAATTCCATCTCCTTTCTTGCATCTTGTACTATTGCAGTCTTGAGTTCTTTGGTCAGAGCCAAGTGTTCTTCAAGCACTTTCTTACCATGCTCTGAGCCTTCAATCTTGTGTTTAACTAAATTCATTAATTCCTGCTGGACTAGAACTTGAACCTGATTGTAGGAGGCTGCATACTTAGGGTTAGCATTAAGTCTTGCAATCTGCTCCTCATTCATACTTTCTAATTCTCTATCCAGGGTAGCCCATAAGGATACCTGTGTCTCTTGTGTGGGAGAGAGGGAAGCTCTTTGAAGCTCCTGGAGTCTCTGCTTGTAGGCATTTAATTGCCTCATCTGTGCATCTATGGTATCTACAGATAAGACAGGATTATCTGGAGTATTACCAAGATAGATATTATTAGTTGGATACATAAGCTAAAATATTTTAAGGGTTGGGTTTTTAGTAGTCACCATTAGCCACCTTAATTCTGCCAGAGTCTATATCAGATTTTGCACAATACAAATCTCTGTTAAAAGGATTCCAATAGGTGAGAGTAGTAGGACAAGGTTGATAAGCAGCATAGTACTTATTAGTCTTATCATTCCACTTGCTATTTTCTAAGTGCTGACCTCCAGTATAATCATTGTACACAAGAGTAGCACCATAAGGTTTATCAAAAATAGTAAAGTTAGCCTCCTTAAGCCAGGCTACAAATTCACCTGTTTTATCTGCTGTTTTCAAATATGCAAGAGCTTGCTTGGCTTGGGTAATATAATCAGAGAACATATTAGGAACTCTGTTATATTTCCAATCAATCATATCTTTACTCATATTCTTCAAAGCTCTGACAAAGCCAGAACCAGCTGAAGTTTCAGGAACAAACACAGTGTAAGTATCACCAGAAGTCATATTATTAGTAACAATGGCTGCACTGTCATTAATGTCATAGTACTTCTTAGGAACTGTCATGGACTTACACTGGTCAATCA